TACACCAATTAATTCTGTCCCCCTCACTGCTTGAATCTAAGAACTATAGGTTCTTGAGACAAGTACATGTAATCAAGTGCAGTGGTGGTCAAGCGCATCCGCGCTGACAGAAACGATGCTTACTAGCTAAGCGCCTGCCTGCTAGCATGCATGGGCGATGATTAGGTAAAATCGTTAGTTTGTGAGAGTCCAAAGTTGAGTACTTCAAGCTACACAAACAGTGTCGAATCCTACTTATTTAATATCTGCCCGGGTCGAGTGTTTTCTAAGAACTGTTTCTGAATATCCTTGTATTCAGCTTTTGATATCACAACAGGTGACACTGGCGCAAACAACTGTGTTTGAACTACATCTCTCACAATGTGCCTGCGGACAATGTTCCTATAGTGTGCTCGCTTTTCAACTCTGACTAGTACACCAAATTGCTCCATCTTGGTGAACTGCTGGACGATCACCTGGTTCATGAACTGCTGTTCGATGATCTGGCTAGTTCCCTGTTCAACCTTCTTCATCATCTGACTGAAGTTGGAGTTCTGGCGCAACTAATCATTCCACATAGTCTGGAGGTTCATCTTCGTCTTGGGATACTGCTTGGAGATATCCTCCCGCAGTTACGTTTGGTCCATTGTTGGATCCTTAGTTCTGAGAAGCTTCATTGCAGCCTCTTGAATCTTGACTCTAATCGAAGTCTTTCCTCCAACCTCCTCCATAAGTCTTAGTTCTTTTTGAGTTATCGGAAAATAGACGTTTCCATAATCCGAAACTGCTCATGCCAGCTGTCTGAGACATGGTTGATACCAGCTATTTCCGTAAGCGGGCACGGTCATGAGCATGAACGCGGTTTGCACCTGACTCTCCGGTCTTGTTTTGGCCTGATCGCCAACCATTACGTATCTAATTCTTTGTGCGCGAGTCATGAGCATCAAAGACCTTATTGGGACTGAAGATACTGGTGCTCTTCTTTGCAGCGTCTGCAAATCTGAGTACAGATCTTATTCTTGATAAGACTCGCCTTAATCCCATAATGACCCCGAAATCCATGGCTTTTTGAACAGAAGACTTGTGAACATTCTTCCCGCCTTTCCAAAGCTTATGTTCCTTGTTGGATTGTACTAAACCTGGAGAAAGTCTTGAGCTGCTTGGGTTGGTGACGTAATTCTATTCTTGCTTATCGACACCTTGAGCCCTTCTTCCTGGAATCTTTTCATTAATGTAAGTGCGCTTGTTAGTGTTGGCTAGGATATAATTGCGTCGTCTCCTGCCATCTAGTCCAGATCGTGCAATTATCCATCCCCCAATATCATGTTATAAATTATATTTGCGTGCGTTCCGGTTATTGAAGTAACCTTGACGCCGCTCATCAGTCCGTTGACGATTGGAAACACATCCTCGCCCAACTGCATCCACTGGTTGTTCATGAGCATCGGAGCGAGCATATGCATCAATTCCTCCGATGCCATCTTCACAGGCACCAGTGCTATGGCGTGACTCAGCCATGCTTCTATTGTCATGTCGAACTTCGATTGATCTATCGGCACCTACCAATCCCTAGCTGACGGCTCCAAGAGCCTTTCGTCTATCAGCGTTCTGGACAGAGTGGACTTGGTTGGATATGCATGCTTCCACAATTGTGAGTTCTAATTCTTTAGCGACATCATTATCGCATAGATCAGTGTGTATATTATATAACACAGCATGTTTGTATTCACGACTTGTCTGACTTTGGTCGTCTCCTACTTCTATATCGCATGATACATGATTCTATCTGTTCCTGAAATCTTCATCGCATGAGATATGAATAGCTTGAACTCCTGTTTTGATATGAGGATTCGCAGCGTCTAGACATCCACCTATGTAAGCATGAACTATGTTTTGTTCAGACTCTTGAACTTAGCACTACCGTCCGAGCTCAACGCTGAGACAAATGCGTCCGCAATTTGTTCCCAGTCTGGGCTACTCGAGTATGCTCCTTCCAAGATCTTTGTCACAAGCTCGGGTTGTATGCTCACGTAATGTGTTTGTGGCTGTTGTTCCCTCATCTGCATCAGCATATCTAAGAGGTTATAGCTAGGCTAAACTTGGAACTGTTTCGCCTGTTACACATCCGGTCCCCATATCCAATCGAGAATCTATCTGTTGAATGCCTCTTTCTGCTTCTGAAGTGTATACCCTTGAGATAGTTCCTGATACATCAATGACTGGGCTGTCCTCGTGAATTGAGAGTAGTTACTGATTCTAGACAGAGTTTCCGCCATTGATGTTTCTGGAAGCACTGCCAGCACCAGCAATTGAGCTAACGGCCGGTGCTCTCTTTGTATTGCTACCTTCCTAAAACTCTCTGTCATCGCCGTCACCGGATTTAGGGCGCGGATTTCCTCGTCTATCGTTACCATCTCCATTACCATCTGGCTCATCGTTCTGTTCTTAAGCTGAATTGTCTTGTAGTTCACGTAAGGATACCAAGACGCTAAGAGCAATTCTGATGGTTATTGATGTGTGGGACTCAGTTTCTGAAGCACGCGTAATCTCATCAACAAATTATTTATTACCTATTAGCATAGCACGTGCCATAGGACCGAGTATTGCTTATTTTAATAGCCCAGGTGGATGTTGCCAACCCTGGACTGTTCTAATTCTGCCAACAGCTCCTCTTAGGTTGGCAGCCCTTAGGTGACTATCTCCAGTCTCTCCCGCGTCAACCATCGCGTCCAAGAGTTGATGTAAAGCTGCACATATTACTTTGTCAGCTGGAGTATCTAGCGCCTACATCCTTGTCTTGTCTGCTAGGATTCGTTGGACCAAACCCCCGCACTCTTCGCTCTTGTAGACTAGATTTGTTATTGTAGTCTTTAGATTTGAAATGTCAGACTGTTGAGTTGAACTAGTGTCTACTAGTTCACGTGCTTGTAGGATTGCAACTTCTAAGATAGAACCTGAATCTTTAAAGAGAATTTAG